AAGTTTAAGCAGAAATCCATCCCGCTCAAGGCTCATCCTATTGTTCAAGCCATTTTCCTTGAAATGAACAACCAACGGATAACCTATGTTCAGCTTGCTGAAAAATCAGGGGTGGGGTTTAAGATGCTGGAGCGGTGGCGCACGGGGGTGTCGCCGCAGCTTCAGACGCTTGAGCTTGTTTTATCTGCGCTAGACCTTACGTTAGTGACTATGAAAGAACACCATGATTGATCTAGACACGCAAAATTTTGATATAGACAAGAACCTAGCTGAACTGGATAAGGCTGACTCTGAGGACAGCCTTTACTTTTTCCTGCAAAAGGCTTGGCGGTATATAGACTCTAGCCCGTTTACTTTAGGCTGGCCCATTGAAGCCGTGGCAGAACATCTGCAAGCTGTAGCAGACGGTGACATTAGGCGGTTGATCATCAACATCCCGCCTCGTTGCTCCAAGTCGTCTTTAACATCTGTGGCATTTCCCGCTTGGGTGTGGGCGCAACCTTGGAACACACCCACCTCTGGGCCGGGGGTTCAGTTTCTTCACGCCTCATACGCGCAGAGTCTGTCCCTGCGTGATTCGGTAAAGTGCCGCCGTTTGATTGAAAGCCCTTGGTATCAAGCCCTTTGGGGTGAAAGGTTCAAGTTAACAGGTGATCAGAACACTAAAACCCGCTTTGACAACGATAAGAATGGGTCACGGTTGTCAACATCTGTCGGATCAGCACTTACAGGGGAAGGCGGTAGCATCATTGTCGTTGATGACCCGAATGCCGCACAGGAAGCGTTTTCGGAAGCCACCATTACATCAACCATTGAATGGTGGGATTCCGCTCTTTCAACGCGCCTTAACAACCCTAAGACGGGTGCTTTTATTGTTATTCAGCAGAGGCTGTCGGAAGAAGACCTCACAGGCCACATTATGTCCAAAGATGAAGGTGAATGGACCCATCTTTGCCTACCCATGCGGTATGAATGGCGCAGACACAGTTATTCTTCGTATGGTGACACCGAATGGCATGATCCAAGAGGTCTGGATGAGGAAGGTGAACCTCTTGTCCTAGTGAATGAAAGCGGGGATCGTATACCCGTCAGCATTGACGCAGAGCTTGAACTGGAAAAAAGGGAGAATGATCTGCTCTGGCCCGAGCGTTTTGGGGAGCAGGAAGTCACGGTTCTTGAAAAACAACTTGGCCCTTGGTCTGCGGCGGGCCAGTTGCAACAAAGACCCGAGCCAAAAGGCGGTGGTATCATCAAACGTGAGTGGTGGCAGACATGGGACAACGCCATTTACCCTAATATGGACACCATTATTGCCACTTTGGACACCGCATACACGGCAAAAACAGAAAATGACCCGTCAGCTATGACAGTTTGGGGTGTTTTCTCCCAAGATGTGGGCGCGGTAGCCCCTCCAAGCATGGCTGCGGGGCGTTATGGCAACCGTGTAGACATCTACAGGCAGCAAACAGAGACAAATCCACGCGCCATGATGATGTATGCGTGGCAAGGGCGGTATGAATTGCATGATCTAGTTACAAAAGTGGTTCAAACGTGCAAACAATTTAAAGTTGACGTGGTTTTGATTGAAAACAAGGCTGCTGGTTACTCCGTGGCACAGGAAATGAAGCGTTTGTTCGGCTATGAGAAGTTTGGCATTCAGATGTATGACCCAAAATCGCAGGACAAGCTGGCGCGGCTATACTCTGTGCAGCATTTGTTTGCTGAAGGGCTGGTTTATGCCCCTGTTAGACAATGGTCTGAGATGGTCATCACCCAATGTGGTCAATTCCCCAAAGGAAAGCATGACGATTTGGTAGATACAGTGTCTATGGCCATGCGCCATCTGCGTGACACGGGAATTTTGGTCCGTGGCAGCGAATGGTCCTCTGAAATGGAAAGTAGTATGACATTCAGCGGCAACAATAACTCAGGGCCGCTATACCCAGCTTGATTTTCAGCATTATGTCACGGTATTCTGTTACAAAAGGAGACGACATGTCACAAGTTCTTGCAAATGCAACAGTTGATGTCATCAAACCGTCTACCCCTAACGGTCTTGGTAACTTCAGAGTAGAAGTCTGGGGCATTGCACCCTATGATTTCGTTCGGCACTATGAAATTCAAGCAAAATCCGATACAATGGCTGCACAGCAGGGCATTCAAAGGTTTGTCACTGAAATGGAAAGCCTTAGTGATAAAGGGAACTAACCATGAGTTTAGTGCCGGGCCTTGTGCCGAATATCCGTCTTGACCAGCAAGAGCCAGACGACATTGGCGCGGCTGATGTTGAAGTCGAAATCGTAGATGATGGTAAAGACCAGCCTACGCTTGACCGTGACGGCAATATTCTGGAAATTAAACACCCGGATGGCTCCATAACCATCTCTTTGGACGGCAAGCCTATTAATGACCGTAAAAAGAAGTCGGATAAGGGCAACTGGTTCCGAAACCTTTCTGAAGATATTGAAGATCAGGAACTTCAGTCTATTGCATCTGATCTGCTGCGCGGTATTGACGACGATCTGCAAAGCCGCAAGGACTGGATTGACGACCGGGCGCAGGGGATTAAACTCCTTGGCCTTAAGATTGAAATACCGGGCGTAGCTGGCGCGTCTGATGGTGCGCCGGTGGAGGGAATGAGCAAAGTCCGGCATCCATTACTGTTGGAGGCCGTTCTGCGCTTCCAAGCCAATGCTCGCTCGGAACTTCTGCCTACTGATGGCCCTGTCAAAATTCGCAATGACAGCAACTTTGCAACTCTGGAACAGGATCAACTTGCCAACGCTTACGAGCGTGACATGAACCATTACCTGACCAGCACAGCCACGGAATATTACCCTGATACTGACCGTATGCTACTCATGCTGGGCTTTGGTGGCTCGGCGTTTAAAAAGATTTATTTCTGCCCTCTGAGAGGTCGCCCAGTCTCTGAAAGCGTGGATGCGGATGATCTGATTGTGAACAATGCGGCAACAGATTTGCAAAATGCAAAGCGCGTTACGCACCGTGTGCTTATGCGCCCTAGCACGGTCAAACGTCTTCAAATTCTTGGAATTTACCGTGACATTGAACTGCAAACTCCCAAATCTGTTGATCTAAACAGCTACAAGCGGGAGAAGAACGCACAGCAAGGAATTAGTGATGATACGTTCAATCCTGACGACCGTGACAGAGAAATTTACGAGTGTTATTGCGAACTTGACATCAAGGGCTTTGAACACACTTGGAAGGGTAAAGACACTGGTTTGGAAATTCCGTACCGCGTCACCATTGACGTATCTTCACGGGAAATTCTGTCTCTTGTCCGCAACTATGACAAGGATACTGAAGAGCTTCCTGAATCTCGTCAGACGTTCGTAAAATATACCTTTGTCCCCGGCATGGGGTTCTACGACATCGGCTTGCTTCACATTCTGGGCAACACCACCAATGCCATTACGGCTGCGTGGCGTGAGCTTTTGGACGCTGGGATGTATAATAACTTCCCCGGCTTTCTTATGGCAGACACGGGTGCGCGTCAGAACACCAACATTTTCCGTGTGCCCCCCGGCGGCGGTGCGCTGGTTAAGACTGGCGGTATGCCAATCAGCCAAGCCATCATGCCACTGCCTTACAAGGAACCTTCTGGCGCGTTGATGAACCTTGTCAACAACATGGCAGAGACGGGTATGCGCGTTGGCGGCACATCTGAAGCCGTTGTAGGAGAAGGCCGTGCTGACGTTCCTGTCGGCACTATGCTGGCGCAGATTGAACAGGCCCAAAAGGTCTTGAATGCAGTGCATAAACGTATGCACACGGCACAGGCTCAAGAGTTTACGCTGATCTCCCAGTGCTTCAAAGAGAACCCAGAGAGCTTCTGGCAGCGCAACCGCCGTCCAAACTTCCCATGGTCGGAAGAAACGCTGATGAAAGCTCTGGATGACGTTGATCTTGTGCCACAAGCTGATCCAAACACTGCAAGTCAGACCCAGCGGCTGATGAAAGTGGCCGCTTTGAAGCAGTTGGTTGCTTCTAACCCATCACTATATGATCCTATTGCTGTGGATACAGCGGCCTTACAGGCCCTTGGCTGGTCTAACCCGCAACAGTTCATGGTTCCTGCCTCTGCACAAGCTAATCCGCCTCCTGAACTCATTCAGGCACAAGCTAATATGGCAAATCAGGGCAAGGAAGCTGATGCTCGGGTGCTGGATGCACAGACCCGCGCCAAACAGGTTGAAGCGGACATTGCTCTTACACAAGCCAAAACGCAGGAAATTATGGCGAACATCGGCGGTGGCGTTCCCGGTTCTGACGGCGGGGAGAGCTTCCAAGATCAGGTCAAAATGGCAGAGCTTAAGTTGCAACATCAGGATATGATGCAGAAATCTCAAGATGCCGCTTTGGATGCGATTAACCGCAAGCGTGACCGTGAGAGCCGTGAG